TCTCTTTTTTTTCAATATAGTGTCCATTGAATTCAATTGTCCCAGAACTGATAATAGATGATACTTTATATTCAACTTCACCTGCATTATATATATACCAATCATCCGGAGTCACAAATCCAGCATAAAGCGTACCATTTCCTTTTATATAAGCACGTCCAGCATCATCGTAAAGCGTTGCATCGATAAGATTAACATTTTGCCAATCTTCATAAGTTGCTATTGTTGCTATCAAAACATAATCATCATCTTGATTGGTTTTAATATAAATTTCTACTTGTTCAATTTCTGTTTGAGGATCTTCATAAAATCGTCCTGTTACTTCAAATCGGAGATCATTAATTACCGTACCACCTATATTATAGTCGCTTTCGCGCTCATTCCAACCATTTGAACTAAAACTCGTCGTTGTGATAGAAGCCCAAGTTGTACCTCCATCATTTGAATATCTCAATTCCCAAGAAACACCATCAAGTACATTATTTAATTTCATTCTAACTTTTACCCATTCAACGGTCGGTTGACTATTATAGCCATATTTAAATCCATCCGATCGCATTTCATAATATTCTGAATTTGCATCACCCGCTCTAATGTATTTCCCTGACTGAATGGTGATTGCTTGAATGTGATTAGCAGTTATTGCGTTCACTGCTATATCATCACCAGTTGCTTGTACTGCGTGTCTTGCTGTTGTTTCACTTGTGTAACTCGATTCATTACCGGCATAATCAACGGCCTTAACTCTATATTTGTATTTCCTCCATTGTGGATAATTAGGATCATCAGAATCTTGAATGTGATATTCAACATTCTCGTCATAATAATCAGTTGTCTTGAATGAACCTATAACGCTCCAAGAACTAAAAGCACCACCATCACTTGTTTGAACGCAACGCTCAAGAATATAATAATCCAAGTCAATGTCTGCTATCTTTGACCAATTAACATAGATAAGACCTACTCCACCTGTTGCACTAACTGAGCTTGGTGTAGATGGTACGGATGTATCCGCCTGTACTTCAACATCGACACTCGATGACCAATTTGATTTCAATTTTTCTATATCAGTAGCTCGTATCTGAACATATACCGTAAAAGTGTCTGTGTTCTTAAGCTGGTTGGTAACTTCTATAACTATTTCTTCATTCGTTGTAGATCCAGCATTATTCCAATCTGCATCATCATAACTCCATCGCAGTTCATATGCGTTGAAATCAGATTCGCTGTTTTCATCCCATGTTGCTTTTACATAAGACTTTCCATTTGATGTGAAACTTGTTAGACTTAGCCCTGTTGGTGTAGCGGGAGCAGCACCATCGCCAATACCGTCGTCTATTGTGATATTAGAACCCGGACCAGTTGTAGAATTATCCGGACCAGTATATGTAAATGCAGAATCTCTATCGCTTCTCAAAGTAACTCTTATACTTCTGTTTCTATAATCAACATCTATCTTTCTTATCCACGCCCTATGTGATAGTCCAGTTGTGCTTTCAACTATATTAACTTTATTGCCAACTTCCCATGCTACCGCAGTATCAAAGTCGGCTATCGGTACAGTCATTTCAAACTTATCATTACCCTGTTCATATAGCCATTTGGCAAGACTTTGCGCCCACACTTTAGATGATATAAGATCATTCTGTATCTCTCTTTCAACATCCCAGCTGCCAGCATCATAGATAACCTCGAGATAATTCTCAACTACCGGCTTACCGTTGATAACAAGCTCAGTAACGTTCTTTTCATATTCAGTTGAATTGTTGATTTGAAGATACATATAATCTGGATACTTCAAATCACCAGATTCGAAGTTGGAGTTATAGACAGTTTCATCTAAAGTAAGTCCAGTATCCATTTGCGCATTGGAATTAACAGTAGAATAATCATCAACATCAATAGCTACTGAATCAAACTTAGCCTTCCAGTCGTCATCGGCTATTGCATTACCATTCTCATCCAGCCCATCTGGATAGCCTTCCTTTGGCACTGTGCCGCTCCAAGTGAAGATAGGTTCTTTCTCTTTTTTAACACTTTGATTTTTTGATTTGACTATAACCCTGTCGCCTTCGGAGGGTAACCAAGTAAGACTTTCTATATCTTTTAAGTTAGAAACAGTTATAGTGCCAACTGTTGAAGTTGACCACGTTGAAGCAAATCCCGCTCTAAATTGAAGAACGCCATCACCATCTATCCACATTGAACCGCCGCAAGAATCGACTATCTCCTGTAACGCATCACCAAGTTTTTCTGTCGCTTTGTAAGCTTTAAAGCCGGTTGTTGCTTGAGTCCAACCTGATGATGTTGGTACTTGAACAGAATCAGCGTTGTAATCCGCAGCGTCAAGACCACCAACAGTCTCCAACAGCCATGTGAGAATAGTATCAATGGTTGAATTTGTATAAACCTTATCCTGGCATTTCTTCTTCTTAAGTTTCTTAAGTGCATCAACAGCTTTTATCTGAACCTTTCTACCATTTAAAGAAAGCACCGGCTTTTCTGCTACGCCGGTGAATTTCTTGTCTGAATCTATCCAGACTTCTACCGCCTGACCTTCGATATCCAGATCGCTAACGGTGAAATGAGTACCGCTTATTTGTGTATTCTCAAGCTCAAATGAACATTCATTTGATGATATCTTACCATTGAACACATCATTTTTATGATAATTCGGACCGGATATAACCCTGCTTGTAACATCAACTGAATTTAGCTTTACCTGAAAGCTCATATTACACCTCTAAGAATTCGAGTTCTTCTTCATACATAGCCTGCCCCTGTATCCAGCGTTCTCTGTACTCGTAGTTTCCTATTAGCTTCACGCTGGTAGCAGTTTCAGAATCTATTTGCAAAGTGGCTGCCGAATCTCTATATCCCTCTAATGTCTGTCGTTGTGATTCTGTGAACGAAAGCGGTATAACATATCTATTAGTTGTACCTGAACAGTAGTGATATGCAGTACCATCATTAGCTATGTGAATTGTTTCATTAGCTTCAACTTTTCTACCTCTATATTTATGTTTATATTTAGGTGTTATTGTAAAATTCAACGAACCTATCGTAATCGTCATATCATCCCACCTCAAACTCTACGCCACGATCTCTCAAGTTCTGATAAATAGCGTCTGCAAAGCGTCTAACGCTTTCATCGTCTTCTGTCAGAATTTGGTTGTCTTTGAATTCAAAGTAATAATTGTTTGTGATCTCCTGTGTAGAACCAGCACTGAATGTTGTGTTTGCTGTACTCTGTGGTATATCATATTGTTCCAGTCGTTCTTCTATTGTCATCTGCTTTTTCTGTCGTTCTTCTTCTGAAAGTATTGGATCAAAGAATCTTCCAACGCCCGGTATGCTATCTAACCATCTAAAGAGCTTATCAACTAATAATGTCCATTGATCAAAGAACCAACTTAAGATAGCAGCACCACGTGAGAATATTTTTATCATTGGCTGGAATACTGTTAACAATGTAGCCATCCATGTTCCTATGCTTGAAAGCAAGTCGGCAATTGGCATCAATAGATTGAGCATGGGTTCTAAAATAACCATCATGCCACTGATTATTGTAGATATCGGATTGAGCAACTTGTTAATAGCTTCTACGTTCATAATGCTGGATAGAAGACCAGTTGCAAATTGAGTAACAATACCAGAGGCACCTACGAAAGCGTCTGCTAATGTTGAAGTTGTATCAGTGAGTTTATCCATGCTAAAGAGTTCAGAACCACCGGCAACTTGTTCAGTAATATTTTTCTTTAACTTATCTAATAATGTAGTTTGAGTTTCTGTTAATTTTTCTAACACACTATTTGCTTGTTCTAATTTATCTTTGCTTTCATCAACTGCATTTCTAAATTCTTTTAATGTTATTTCTCCATTAATATATGCAGAAGTAGCATCATCTATATTTTGTTCTAAGATTGCAATACGTTCATTTACCAATTTTAGTTTGTCCCAGCCTAAAGTATGTGCTGCTTCTGTTAGTCTGAATAATGCCGATCCGCCTTTATAAGTGCTTTGTGTTAGGTTATCCATTTGGTTTGTTAAATCATTCATTTTTTGATCTAATCCTTCTGGCATTTTAAAACCAAATTTATCGGCAGCTTTATTAAGAAAACTCCATATCATTTCAAAACCAGAACTAACATCACTTTGTAGAACTTCAAATACATCATCTAATGCTTGTTCTAACCATGACTTTTCTATATTAATATTGACAACAGCCTGACCACCGACACTTTCGCTTATGCCAGAAACAAGACCACCTGATTGATAACCTTGTATAACATTCTTTAAACCATTGATATTATTTGAATCAACCAAACCGCCCGATTGATATCCTCTGTTTCTAATAGATTCTAATAATGAAAGCAATTGAGGATATTTATCAACCATCCATGCTGGTGCTACCCATTCACCACCATGCACTATTCCGGCTGGTGTTGAAGTTCCAACTTCTGATGTGTAACCACCATGCTGAAATGCTCCACCACCGCCACTGGTAGGTTCTGGTTGGCCACCACGTTGTATAAGTTCAAGCAACCAGCCAAAACCAAAAACAGTTTTGATACCTTCGAGTATTGCTTCACCTATTGAAATACCTACTGCTTTTATTTCTTCCCAGATATTTGTTACCTTTTCACCTAACCATTTAGCAAAATTCAATCCTGCTATAAAAGCATCTTTAAAGCCTTGAATGATATCATTGGCGAAATCTATACCTGATTGATACCATTCACTTTCCGTAATAGAGCCTACAACAAGTTCAAATATATTTATTGGCATATCCCAGAATGCCCATTTGAATCCAGCCATTAATGTAACTGCTAATGCTCTACCTGCTCCTTCTAATTGTTTGAATATAGATGGTTTCTCAATCTCACCTGTGAAGTAATTAATTTGTTCTTCAAAATCACCCATCATAGTATTAAAGAAATCTTCACCAAGTGTTTCTTTTGCCCAATCTTCCCAGCCAATATCTTTTAGCCAAGTTCCTATATTCTTTCCTGCCCAAGAACCAAACTCAACACCACCAATAACAACACCAACAGTCAATGCCCATTTAGCACCGGCAGCCAGCCATGTTATTCCTACAACTTCAAGTTCTTTCTTGAGTTTGTTGATTAACTCATTCTCTGATACATCATCACCAAAGATAAGATCAGCACCAAGAGCTAATCCAACAGCCAATCTCCATGAACCACCCAAGAATCTGGTAACACCTACAACTGCTAACATATTTAGAGCGTTGTCTATCCATGCTTGATCAAAGTTATCTACAAAGCCAGAAAGAACAAATTTAGCTGGTAGTTTGTAAATTTCTTCTGCAACATCAAAGCCAACAGCCACTTTCTTAGATACACTTTCCTGTTCACCAATTGCAGCTATTTTATTCTTAATTGATTCCAATGCTGTATTTGTTGTTTCAAGATATCTTTGTGTATCTCCACCGAGTAAATCGGTAAAAGCAGCACCAATAGATTGAATTGCTTCAAGAAGCTTTTCTGGTAATAATAGTAGTGAGTTCCATAATTTATCCCAGAATGATAGATCCGGATCTTTCCAGATGCCTATGAATTCATTCCAAGAATCTATGAAAATATCTTTCATTCCTTTATATTCTTCAGTGCCTTCCCATAGCCTGTTAGCAGTCAACCCTATGCTTGACCATAGTTTCTCCCACCAACTTAAGTTTGGGTCAGACCATACATCTTTAAAATTTTCATAAGTACCACTCCAACCTTCTTTAATCCCATCAAATACATCTTTAGCACCCTTGCTAATAGTAGCCATGAGCTTTTCCCAGAAAGAGATGTTATCGCTATTCCATATTTCTGTGAACGATTCATAAGCACCGGTCCAACCATCTTTCAATCCTGATATTGTATCTTTTGCAACTTTACCTACCGATACCATCAATTTATCCCAGAAAGTTAAACTATCATCACTCCAAACATCTCTGAAAGTATCATAAGCATCTGACCAGCCAGTCTTAATCTGTTCCCATGAATCAAGTGCAAATGTTTTCATGCCAAACCAGTCTTTCTCCCATGCAACACGCAAGAGATATAAGCCTGATATTAGCAAGAACGGCCAAGAGAATATTGTCTTGAAAGCAGCAATGATAAGCTTAGAACCTGTAACAACTATTGAAGATAATAACTTCCATGCAAGACCGGCAACTTTTAATCCTATAAATGCGCCAGTAAGAGTGAACAACACTTTGCCAAGTGTACCCATACTCTCATAAAGTGATACAACCATATCTTTCATGACTTTTAGAATATCAGTCGGTTTCTGTATTTTGCTTGATAGATTCTCCATAGCATCAGCAGCTTTCAAGATCATCGGTGTAAATGACTGACCAAGTTTCTCGCCTATATCACCCAAAGCCGACCAGAAACGCTTCATACCGACTTCGCTTGTCTGTGATAGTTGCTCTGCAAAGCCTGCGTACTTCTCTATAATCATATCTATCGCAGCACCATTCTTAAGCTCCTCTGTGGTCAGTTCACGCAAGAACGGAAGCATTTCACCAAGTTCACCTGTCAATCCTGCCTGAGTTTTTGCCATGTTCTTCATAGCACTTTCAAGACTCATGTCAGTAACCTGCGCAAGTAACGCAGCAGCCTCTGTTGCTTTGCCTATCTTTTCTTCTGCTATGCCCAAGTTCAAACCCAAAGCAGCAACAGATATAATCGCTTCATCACCCATACCCGTTAAGTGTTGTAATTCACTTGCCAATTTCTGGACAGTAGATACCGTTTTAGTAGAATCACGTGTGAACCTATTCGCAGCAATAGACAACTTCTTAACAGCAGTCTCCTGTTTGCCCCACAATTCTATTGACTTCTTCAGTGTTGCAACAACAGACACGCCGGCAAACACACCGGCTATCGTACGTCCAACCTTCTTTAATGAATCATCGAAAGTCTGAACCTGACCTTTCATTTGTTTGACGCCCTGGTTGAAATCAGCAGCGTTCATGCCTACATCAAAATGCAGCCCTTCAAATGCCATATAATCACCTACATTTGCCTGCGTTTTTCCGATTCTTTCTTAGCTCTTTCCTGCTCTCTTTGTTCCATAATTGAGATTCCTGTCATACCGTAGAGGTAAGTAAGCTGTTCTTCTCGAGATAGAGAGTGCCACTGGTGAAGCGTAAGATGAAACTTCTTTATACACACCATAACTTTTAGAGCTTCTGGGATATAGTTCTCATCTACCATAAACCTATCCCAGTCAAACCAGTGGCGAACCTTATACTCTATCTCTTTGTTGGTAAAAAATCGAGGTTCTTAATATCATTTCCTATTTTGTTAAGCTGATTAGCGGTAAGTCCAAGTTCTTTCAGTGCTTTCTCAAACTCGTCTATCTTGTCTATCCCGTAATCGTCCACCATATCGAAACAAATCATGATCATAAGTGTCTGTATCTCATTCTCTCTTTTCTCCATAGCTTCTTTGTATTTCTTATCTGTGTAGTCGTAGATGGTTGACCAGTTGTAATTGGGATCTTGTCTTGCTTCATCTATGGTTATTCCTTCCTGCGTAAAATCCCTGCCTGTGTTGATGTTGATCAACCTTGATGTCTTGGGTGGTTCGGGCTGCGGATTCTTATCCCTGTATTCTTTCAGAACCGGATGGTCGCCTAATGGATAGATTTCGATATCGTAATATTCTTCTTTTGCTTCGCCTTTAGAATCCAGTCTTGTAACCTTCACCCTGCTAAGTCCATGCGATCTAAAAAACCCCTTCTTCTTGGGATCTTTGATCATTTCTTTAAGATTTAACCTTTTCACTGTTGTCTTTTGACTCATTCTTCTCCTCCTTTTGAAGTTGTTTCCATGCCATTTTTTGTAGTTTCTTGGGGTATTCTCCCCAACAACGCTCATCATTTTCTATCGAATTCGATCTTGCTTTTATCGTCTGTGCGAATTTCGCACAAGCATAAACCATTTCCCAACGGTCAAATAATGCCCAAGTCTGTGCTAATGCTACCCAAGACTCTCGAATCCATGGGCATTCACCTACTGACCTCAACATCCACTCAAGAACATCACCGGCATCAACCGTCTTATCTTTCTTGTGAAGTTGCATTAAAGACTGTGCAGTGTATCGCATACATAAAGCTCTATATTGCGAGATATCAAGATAGTCATTATTGTAAATAGCGAATTTAGTCTTCTCAAGCATCTCTCTTGCCTGTTCTTCTACCTCGTCAAAGCGGTTGTTGATCATCAATTCTCTCGTTCTCAACCACAACAACCTGGGATCATCGGGAGCTTCTCTCAAAGCATCATCTATCATCACGTCGTACGTTCTCTTCTTGCTCCTATCCCGATAGTGATAGCTTTTAATGTCTTCACAATAAACGGTAAGTGTTTCACCTTCACCATGCCATTCAAGAATTTCATGAATTGGATATTCCCAGTGATAACCATGTCTTGTGTGAATCTTGAATTGATACATCGTAGTCTTTGGTTGTGTCTGTTCATCATCCAGCCAACTGTAAACGAATGGATATCGAATCATCGTGGTTTTTGGCTGTATTTCGAACACTTTCTCCACTTTCTCTTTCCAGCCCTTTTCCATCACTTCATCCATATCGATACAAAGACAAACATCGTAATCTTCTGGCACGTTCTCAAGTGCTATGTTTCTTGCTACATCGAACCTCCACGGTTCAACCTCTGCATGAAAGACATTAACGCCTTTTTCTTTCAACTTCTCAACCGTTTCATCTGTTGAACCTGTGTCGGTAACAAAAACTCCATCTGCTTCCTTGATGGAGTCATACCAGTTATCTATAAACTTTTCTTCATTCTTGCAAATAGCGTACACCGCTATCTTCACCCTATCACTCCCTATTCAATCAATGTCTCATATAACGTCATATAACCTGTTGCTACTGTTGTTACATATCCATCACTATCCTCTATTTCTGCTTCGTGGTAATACTTATAATAGTCAGATAAATCTTCTGTATCAGCTGGGTCGAGATAGACTGTGAATGTATTCTCTGATGTTGTTATTTCACTCTCATCAGTTGATACTTTCTCGATAAGTGCAGAACTAAATGGTGAATAAGATAACTTCCAGCGTATGGTAGCACCGGTTAATGATGTCTCATCTTCAACTGTGTAAACAAGCTGTTTATGGTCCCCCTTATACATTTTGAAGTTTTGGTTTATGTAAGCCATTCTATTCACCAACTTTCGCTTTTAATTCAACCTCAAGATCCCTTTTGGCTTTCAGATTGACACTGCTCATACATCATCATTTCTTTCTATTTCTATAAGTGCGACTGTGCCTGTGTAGTAGCCTGTACCGTCCGGACCTTCTAACATCTTGTTGAATTGACAGCGTTCTTCTCCTGCTGAATCAGCAAACACAACATAGAACCTTCCCTGATAAATTGTTCCATCACTCTTGCGCATAGGATAAGTAAGTGTCATGGGATCGGCAACTTTTGGCTTTGCTTTAAGAAAGTCATACAGTGTAGATACTTCTTCCTGTGTGGCTACACCGTTTTCGTTCCATTCGAATAGAAAATACTCGAATGTTGAACCCTGCTCGGTGTCCCATTTATCTATAATCTCTCCACTTTCTGCATCTGTTTCTGTTGGTGCGTTTGGAGAATACAACCAGTTCTCATGTCTTTTGGGATTAAGCTCTATCGTTGTTCCATCGTATTCGAGACTAATCATATAAATCACCACACTTTATCGTGATACTTTCAGTACCGTCTAAGTAGTTCTTTGATGCATCCGGTTCTATATGACACACTCCAAGATATTCAGTTACTTCATCTCTTGGGTTATAAACTTTTAACCTGAATTTCTTATCCCTGTATCCCTCTAAGATATTGTCTTGACCTTCTATTAAGTCTTTGCTCAAAGTTACAGAATAAGTCTTATTTCCAACTTCTTTTAACGTTGAACCGTTAATGTTCACATAACCAACATCTTCTTCATTCTCTGTCAGTGATACGTCTGTTAAAGCCGGGACACTATCAATTGTTTCTGATGGTTTCAAAACATCCATCTGTATAGCGACATCAGCGCCAGTCAAACTTGCTCCATAAACATCTATAATTGCTTTTCTTCTTGGAGCGGTTGAAAAAGTAACGCTTGTATCACCTAAAGTCGTATCATCTGTAACATCCAAACCATTCACATAAACTTTGTCTGGTGCAAATGTTGTACTAAATTCAGTAGTATATCCATCACCAGTAAATGAAGCAGTTTGTTTGATGTATGGCACTAAATAATTATCTGTTTTGTAAAGATCGCCCAACGTATTGGTGATATTGATATCTTCAGTTGTTGGCTCATCAAGTTGGTATAGAATTTCTATATCTGTACTTTCCCAACTGGTTGTAACTGTATCGGCAGCATCAAGAACTTCTATATCACCATCACTTTTATTTCTGCATATGACTTTTGTTCCAGATTCATAGCCTGTAAGCGAAAACTCACCCGAAGCATTTGTTGTCTTGTCATCTCTCGTCCAGTATTTTGTATAAGTTCCATCGGCTTCTATTGTGTTGAAAACACCACCATAACCATGCAATTCAACATCATCAGGTATGTTCAATATTCCATATGGTTGCCCAGATGAATCATCCTGCCTATTTTCAATTATTAAAACGCTCAATCCATCATCAGCACTATAATTTACACTCATTAAGCTATTAAAGCTGTCTATTTCATTTTCCAATTCTTCTACTGTTAAATCAGCCCAGTTAGTTTCATCGTAGCTTGAAGCTCTTGCAGAATCTAATGCACCCATTCCAGACAGATTAAGAACATAATTGTTTTCACTGTATAAATAGTTATTAATGATGGAGCTTTCTTCAATTAGATCAGGTGAAGTTTCGCCCGAATTCCATAAAATCATTTACATCACCTCTGATTTACTTTCTATAATCCCCGAAGCCACATAATAATCTATATCCTGTTCATTTAGAAAGTTCTTGCTTAAGTATTCTTTAATCCTGTTTATCTTTTCTTGGTAATTAATGTTTTCACCAACACTGAATAGATATTCAAAGTTTTCCGTAACATATTCATTTATGTTTTCTTTATGTGAGAGGTTCAAAACAACCTCATCGTATTTGAACATAGTCTGTGTCTCACCCTCAAATGTTTCTTCATATTGTTCAATGTTTTTACGCAATCTAACTCTATATCCATTCTGTGTTGATTCTATAAAAATGATATCTGGTTCTATTGTTGAATATACCTTCATACTAAAACCTCCTTTGCTGGCTCGAGGTACTTCTTTCTAAGATTGAATGAGTTACACCATTTCAACCAGCCCTCATAACTTGCTATGCAATTTTCTTTTGCAACAGATAGCGTTTTACCTCTAATTATTGACCTCATCTTTCTTTTAAACGACTTTACGGTGGATTTTCTTAATAATGTATAATCACCAAAACTTCTGTAACCAAGAAAATCAATGCCACGTTTGAAAGTAGGAAATACCTGCCAGTTACCCTTTATCTTCAAACCTAATTGTTTTAAGTACCATGCACATTCTTTTCTTAACCAGTGTAGATATTTCTTGCTTCTATGTAGAATAACAACGTCATCCATATATCGCCCGAAGTAAGCATGGTCTTTCGTTTCCTTTATCCAGTGGTCAAATTCAGATAGATAATAATTACCAAAATATTGTGATGTATAGTTGCCTATCGGTATTCCTGTGTTTCCTTCTGTACTATCTATCGTCAAATCCAGCAACCATAATAAATTCTTATCTTTGAACTTGCGTCTTAGCTTTTCTTTAAGCAAATCATGAGGTATCGAATGGTAATATTTCCTAATATCAAATTTCAGGCAATACTTTGTGTTTTTCTTATCTTTCATAGCCTTATGTAGCCTTTTTAAGCCATAATGTATGCCTTTATTGGGTATTGCCGAATAGGTATCTGCTATGAAATGCTTGATAAACACAGGTTCTATGATTTGCATAACTGCCCATTGAACAATCCTGTCTGGATAATATGGGAGTTTGGATATAATCCTTTCTTTGCCTGAATCTCTTCTGATAAATGTTTCGTATTCAGATACCCTATATGTTTTATCTTTAAGCATATGGTAGATTTTATCCATGTAATAATACAGATTGTTATCTACCATCTTTACCTCTCTATACCACGTCTTGCCTTTTCGTGCGTTCTGGTGAGCAAGAACAAGATTGTCAAAATCTATTACCTTGTGCCATAAATAACCGTACCGTTTCATAAATACTCCTTTGTGCGTAAATCGAGCGTTCGAGAGTTAACCTACTAACACGATGTTCGCTAATGTTTTGTGTTTTGCCAAGGGGCAAGGTCTAAACCACTAAATCGCAGGTGAAAAAAATTATTTGCACAAAGGTGGTGACTGCCGATATTCATGTTCGTATTCGATGACGAATTATTACCATTCCAATTCCAGGGCCTGGCTTTACCGCTGTTATTCCAATTGCCACTGAAGTGGAGCACGTCATTGGTGGTTTAAACCCATAACTCATGTTAAGCCTACGCCAAAACCGCTACGGCTTAAGGTATATAAAGGAGGCGGCCGCCGACAGACACGTTCGCAACCGAAGACGAAAT